CTGCCGGGTCGGCGTCGCAGCGGTGTAGACGTTCGCTTCATCAATAGAGCCCTGGAAGAAGTTGCTGGCTCCTCCATCGGCCGCGCCGATGCAGAACGGCAGCGCGTTTCTGGTGATGGTCTGCGCCGTCGTCGGCCCGGTGACGTCTGAGCCGTTGATGTAGATCTTGTACGGATTGATCGTGACCGCGACATGAGTTCTGGCGTTTAGCGGGACGGTTCCGAGGGACGTACAGATGTTCCCCACACTGTTGACTCGCAGGAGAAGCGTTCCGTCGAGCGAGGAGGCGAAGAGCAGGATCAGCTCTCTCGCCCCGCCGTCCATTACGCAACCGCCAAGGTTGGATCTGTCTCTATAGGACGTCGCGAAGATCCAGGCCTCGAAGCCACCCTGAGTCAGGACGCTAATCTCGGGGCGGTTGGCGACCGAGACGTACCCGTCGATGCCGTTGAAGAGCGCCGCGCCGTCAGCATCCGACTCGACCAGGCTTGCCTGCCCGAACGTGACACCGCCTCTGACCGTGCCGGCCGCGCCGCCGATCGCGTCGGCGGCCGCCGTCGAGGCAACCGCATCGCCCAGGCGGAAGCGGGCCGATGGAGAGTCCGCGAGGACTTCTTCGTTCCACCCGTAGCCCATCGCCTAGGCCGCTCTGATCCAGATGTCGCCCGCGACCTTGTTGATCGGGTCCACGCTGCCGACCCACAGGACCACCGCGTAGCCCACCGGGCGCAAGGCGCTGGCGTTCGTGCCGTGCACGACGACTCCGAGCCCAGTCGCGGTAGCGGCAGCCACGGCGACATCGGCATAGGCGGCCACACGTGTCTCCTCATCGATCAGCGCGGCGGCGTCGATGGGCGTCGACTGGTCCGGAGCGTTCTTCCATGCCTTCGGGATGAAGCCCACGGTTACTCCTTTACCGGCTCGTCACGTGCCGCCTGGGAGCCGCTCTTTCTTTCGCCTGGGTCTTGACGAACTTGAAGTCGGGGTCCCCGGCAACTCCCGGGTCATCGGTCGTGTAGCGCTCGCCAGGGATGCAGTCGCCGAACCCGGGACGGTGCGCGGGCGAGTTGCGTCCCCGTGGCGAGTAGACGTACTCGGGCACGGCACGGTCCTTTCGAGGAGGAAGTCAGCGCTGGCGGCGCTGTTTCGCGGTCACGCGGATGCGCGCGCCGCGGTAGAGCTTCTTGTCGATCTGGACGCCGACGTAGCGGATATTGCCGATCTCTGAGCTTGCGCCGACACCGCCGAGCGTGATATTTGCCCGCAACGTCAAGCGCGCGGCCTGCGCCCACTGGAGGAGCTTGCGGTAGCCGGGCAGCTCGTAGTAGCTGGTCCCGGTGGTCTGGGTGGCGTCGCCGTACTGGAGCGGGTCATCGACGATCAGCAGGTCGATCGTGTAGGTGTCGTCGTCGACCCCGTTGGGGCCGCTGGAGATCGGCTTTGCGACATCGTCGTAGGCGATGATGAGCCCGAAGGGCCAGCCGGGCGGTGCGCCCATGCCGATATCGCCGAGGACCCAGAAGATGCCTCTTGTGCCTGGGTCTGTGGAGAGGTAGGTGGCGAGCGTGTCGAGGTACGCTTCCATCTACGGTTTCACCACCTTCATTACGGTGATCGTTGCCGCACCGGACCTGACCTGCTGGATGACGGGGGCGATCAGGTCGAGTCGTAGGCACTCGGTACCGAGCCGCTCACAGTGCGAGCAGCGGCCCTCAGGGCAGCGGCCGGTCACCGGATGCGGATGATCGAGTCGCCAAGGATCCGCTTCACCTGACCTTCGAGGCGGTCGTCGATGATGAAGATCGGCCGTGCGGGCAGGTTGCCGCCGTCGTGGATCGTGCCGTACTGGTGCAGGTAGGGGATCTGCCAGCCGTCCTCGTCCCAGTCGATGCCGATGACGGCACGTTGGTGGTCGATGACCTGGAAGCTGTAGGGGCCGTCTGGGGAAGTCGCGGATTCGTACAGCGCGCCGGTTTCGTAGAGAGGCCGCATTGGCTCGGGGTAGCCGGCGGCCTGCTTGTGAGCGACCGTAGAGTCCGCGAGCGGCGGCCACGCGAACAGCATGCTTCCGCCGTCCTGACCCCACGCGTCGAGGTGCTCGCGGGTGCGGTCGTAGACGGCCGCGACGACCTCCTCGAGCGCCGGTCTCATGCCGGCGAGGTTGCGCACAACGTGGTCGATGAGTGCGAGGGCAGCGGTGTCCTCGACGATGACGTTAATCATCGCGCAGCTCCGTGCAGAACACTTCGGTGTGCAGTACGCCGAGGGATCTGTAGTCGCGGACGCCGTCGACGCCGTAGCGGTGCGCGACGACCTGCCCGGAGTTCGTCACGCGCCGCCCGGTTCGCAGCTCGTCCTCGGTGCGCAGCAGTCGGGCGTGGGTGCGAGGCACGAAGACGATATGTGTCGAGCGCCGAGCGTAGTCGGGCAGCCCGTCGAAGCTGGAGATCGGGACGCGCAGGGACGGGACGTTGCGGTAGAGCAAGGTCACAATGCGTCTGGGACTGGTCGAGGGGATGCGCCACACCTCGCAGCGCTCCGTGAGCCGGATCACGTTGGAATGCTCGTGATCCGACCGGAGGCGGCAAGCAACGCGACCGCAGCGTTGAGCCGGTCCGGTGTCGTCGGCGTAGCAGTGTCCGTCCCCCACTGGCCTTCGGCCCACAGCGACAGCGAGTTCGCGTCGCACCACGGGTGCTGGGAGAGGTGGGCGTAGACGGCGTTCGCGTCGGCGAGCCGGGCGGCGATCTCGTCAGGTGTGCCGGTCAGGCTGAGGTTCTGGAGCTGGGTGTCGGTGAGATAGCTCGTCATGGCAGCTCCGGCGTCGGGATGAGCGTGGGTTCGCCGACGATCGAGTCGATGTGGCTGCGGCTGTGGAACTCGCCGCCGTCCTGCATGACGTAGAACGCGTGCTTGACCGGCCGGTCATGCGGGCGGGCGTAACCCCAGTGCAGGCAGCGAAACGGCGACTCGGCGTCAGGGCAGGCCGGGTCTGCGATGGGTGGCGTGGGAAGACAGGCGAGCTTGCGGTCCGGGATCCGCGCACCCCCGTGATGGCGGTAGATGCGGTATCCGCGCGCGGGTGCCCAACCTCCATCCACGCGGATGACCGAACCGTCGGGTGCCCACACATGCTCAAAGAGGACGGGCCAACGGCCGTAGCGTTCGTCGAAATAGGCAGCACGGAGATCGCCGACCGGGTTGCCATGCAGGCCGGTGCCGACAAGCTGCTCGTCGGCGTCAAGCGCGACGACAACGTCACCATCGGAGAGATGCTCATCGCACAGCTCCATGAGCTGGTTGCGGACCCAGCTCTCCGCCTCCCGGTAGCGGGACGTCTCGCCGTACTCGACGACGACGTCTCGGGCGTCGAGGGCATCGAGGGTGTCGTGGTCGACGCCGTCGGCGTAGACGAGGAGCAGGTCCGCCCACCGGTCCGCGAGCCGCAGTACCCGGTCGAGGTGGCGATGGCCTTCACCAGCGCCGACGACCATCGCGCAGCAGACCATCAGTCGCACTCGATTCCGCGCTCGGCACAGGCTGCCCGGAAGATCTGCCGGGAGCGGGCGGCGAGCGTCACCTTCTCCGCGGTCGGAAGACCCGAGCTGTCCCACAAGTGCTCCCACGTCACGCTGCCGGTGTAGACGACGCGGTAGCCGGCGTGACGGGCGGCGTACGAGCAGAAGGTCTCCTCGTAGTACATGCGGTCGGTTTCGAGGAAGCCGCCGAGTTCGTCCCAGACCACGCGGCGCGCGAAGTACACCGAGCCGGCAACGGTGACTGCGTCTCTGGAATCGCGCGTCTCATCGTCGTGCTCGTCGAGCGGCGCTAGCCACAGACGGTGCTCGGGCCGTGTGTTCGTGCCGAAGATGCCGGCGGCGGTCAGGCGCCCCTCGTCGTCCACCTGGCGGGGACCGATAACGCCGATCGAAGGGTCCGAGGCGAACAGGTCGACGATCGGCTGCTGGCTCTCCAGACGGCGCGTGTCCGCATTCAGCAGCAGCACGTACGGAGCGGAGCCAAGCGACGCGCCGTAGTTGCACGACTCGGCGTAGCTCCAGCCGCGCGCTTTGGCGTCGATCATGGTGATGGTCGAGATGAGCGGGTCGTCGAGGGAGGCGACGCACCGTTCGGCGAGCTCGGGCGTGTCCCAGTCGACCACCGTCACGTCGATCATGTGGCCTCCAGGTAGGCGGGAAGGTCTTGCTCGGACCACACGTGCGTGGCTTCCAGGCCGGTGTCCCAGGCGCATCTAAGTCCGTGGGCGTGGAGGTCTTGGGCGTAGCCGATGTCCTCGCCGCTCTCGTGGTTGCGGTAGCGGCACTGGAGTGCCCTGGGCCCGAGGAGGGTGACGGCCATCGGCACCTGGATCTGCACCGTCTCCCCCGACTCGGCGATCTCGCGATCAGGGCGGTACCACGACTGCGTCTCCCCCTGGCCGAGGCCGAGCATCCCGGCGTTGAACGCCCACGACCCTTTGCCGACGGGGTGCAGCCACGTGATCGCCGAGGCCGTGTCCCACCCCTGCTCGAGCAGATCTTCGAGCCGGTCGATCGTTCGCGGGTCGTCGAGCATCACGTCGGTGTCGAGCGACAGCAGGGCATCCGCGCCCATCTTCCGGACGGTTTCCAGCAGCAGGTTGCGGACGGTCGCGAGCGTCTTGAAGCGGGCGTTGTCGTGGCGTGCGTGTGGCGCAGCCGGGTGATGCCTGAGCGCGACGGGCCGGAAGCCTCGAAGTGCCGCCTCATGCTGGATCGTCGTCCACGTCTCGTCGTGCGCGACCCCGGAGTGGATGAACGCGAACCCGTCGGGCTGACGCGTCTGCCGGGCCAGCCGTTCGAACCAGGTGGGAAGCGCCCAGGCGCGCAAGGCGACGGGAGCGCCGATTACGATTCTCATTCAACCTCGCGCCAGGAGTGGAGATGATTCGAAGCACGGATGAAACGTGGATCGTCGGTATCGATTCCGATCCCGGCAGTTCCATCGAGTTCGCGACCGAGGGGCAGGCGGTGGACTATGCGCGCGAGCGGGCGAGCGATGGGCAGGCATGCGCAGTGATGCACCGTCGCGACGCCCTCACATCGGGAGCGGAAGTGCTCACGATGGTCGCCTACTTCGAGCCAGCTAGCGCATCGGCTGGTACTGCGAGAACCCGATAGAGCTGAGATCCATGCCGGGGGCTGCGGTCTGGTCGGCGCGCGTCCAGTAGCGTCTGCTCGCGGCAGCGGCCGAAGTCTCGAACGACTGGGCTTGGGCGGCGTACTGTCTCGCGAGCGCCGACAATCTCGCCTCCGCCTCCCCCGCTCGCACGTCGGCGAGCGAGCACTTGCGGGCCATCGCCGCGCAGGCGAGCGACGCGGCATAGTCGATCAGCGCCGGCATCAGGCCGTCCGGCACGGTCGTAAGGTCCGGGTAGGCGTTGAGGCCGCCGAGCCACCCTCGAGCGCGGTCGACGAAGTCCGCGATGTCGGCGTCCATGAAGTACTGCCACTGATAGGTGACCAGCAGCGACGACACCGGAGCGGTCGGCAGGACGAACGTGCCGTTGACATCCACGTCCGATCTCGGCCCGACGCCGACGCCTCCGTCGATGTAGGCGAGCAGCGTGCCGGGGACGGCGAAGACGGTGACGTACTGCTCCGTCGGCACCGAGCTGAAGCGGACGTAGAAGCTCGACTGCGTCGGCGTCGCCTGCGCAGGGATCTCGTCGGAGAGATCCTCTTGGCGCACCAAGTTGTAGCCGGGGCCGTCCTGGATCAGCCGGCGAACGGAGTCTGTCGCCGCAGCCGCCATCGCTTATGCGGCAGCTTTCGGCGGGCGACCGCGTCGAGCTGCAACGACCGTCGGCTCCGAGCTGGGCTTGGACACGGGGGCCGGGCAGAGCTGAGCGCCGATCGCCTCAGCGTCGTGAACGTCGGTGAGGGCCACGTAGCGGTGACCGTGCTCGGCACACCATTGCGTCTTGAACGCGCACCGCTTCGCCATGCGCTGGCCCTGACGCTCGACCTCACTGGCGCCGTCGAGGACGTCGATCAGCAGCCCGGCCTCGTAGTAGAAGCGGTCGAAGCGCTCCGGCGCGAGCCGGAACCCGTCGTCGAAGTGCTGCTCGCAGCCGTCGAGGACGTACCGGGCGACGTAGCCGGTCGAGCCGACCGCTTCGGAGATCGGGTCGGCCTGCGTCAGATCCGGGCTCTCGGCTTCGGGGTCGAAGAGGTCTTCGCCGATGACGAGCGTGTCGGTCATGGTGCTCCCTGGTCGAGGCGTGCGGTTGGAATGTCGGCGTCCATCATGTGGCGACCGTCGGCAGGGTCGGAGCCGAGGATCGCGGCGTGCTTGGCGAGCAGCTTGCGCATCGTGCTGATCTCGGCCTCGGAAAGCAGCGCACCGGATTGCACTCTGCGGAGCATCGCGAGCGCCTGCTGGTTCTCGAGGTTCGGCGATCCGGTCTGCGCCTGCTCCTCCAGCGCTCCGTAGAGCTCCTGGAGCTCGCGGACGGTCTGCTGGTCCTGGTAGTAGATGCTGCCGCTGGGGGTTGTGTAGCTGCCTTCCTCCAGGTCCGCGAGCTGTGGCTGCTCTTGCTGCTCGTGGGTCTGGAAGGCCCGCAGGAGCCGCGCGAGCTGCTCGACCTGGACGACGCCGACGTCGTCTCCTTCTGCCTGCTCCTCTCCCCAGAGCACGCCGAGGTCGGCGAACGCTTGGCTGATCTGCCACTGGTCGGCTTCGCGAAGCGCGCTCATGGGCGGGGTCCTTTCGAGAGTGGCGGACGGGGATTCGAACCCCGGCGTGTCCCTGGTGAGGGGCACGCACCCCGTGTCCCGCCGGTTGCTGCTTTAGTTGCCGCGGAACCCGAAGCTGGAGTCCAGGACGCCGGCGTTGAAGCGGCGACGCACGCGGTAGCGGTAGGTGTCGGTGTTGAACGCCTGGCCGCTGTTCGGCGCCTCCATCGCGACCTCCAGCGGGTCGCGGTCCTGAAGGACCGCGGCCTTCCGGGCCTCGAGCAGCAGCCACGCACCGGTCGTGTTGTCCAGGCCGGTGACGAACGCCTTGGCGAGGTAACGACTCACCTTGAGGTCGTAGAGGCCCTGGAGCGGATTGAACGTGTTGACGTAGCCGGTGCCGCCAGAGCCGGCGGTCGACGCCGTCTGACCGGAGGCGCCGGGCACGGACGGCTGGAGCGCGGACTGGAGCAGCTTGGCGGCGTTGAACTTGTTCTCGGGGCCGACGAGCAGCGTGTTGGGCTGCACGAGGTACAGGTTCCCGAGCGGGTCCTTGATCGTCTGGAGAGCGATGTCGGCGGCCTCCAGCGACGGCTGGGTGAGATCCGACCCGCTGCCTCTGTTGCCGACGTTGCCGATCGTGGTCGTGTAGCCCTTGGCGCCGCCGGCGACGATCGCGTTCATGACCGTCTGCTCCTCGTAGATCCGGGTGCGCTCGCCCTGTTGCGCGGCCCGGACCTGGATCTGGCCGGTCTGGTCGTCGTCGATCAGCTCGCGCTCGATGCCGATGACCCGCCCGACCTTGACGTTCTTCAGGCGGATGTCCTGGCCGATCAGGCGCGAGTCCTCGAACGGCTGCCCAGGGTCGACCTGGCGCGGCATCTCCGGCCCGTACAGGGGCGCGTACAGCTCCTCGTACTTATTCGAGGTGACGACGCGCACGACGTCGGGAAAGACGACCTCGACCTGCGCGTAGGCGTCGAACAGCCATTGCTGCACTCCGGCACGAAGGAGCTGCGGCATCGCCGACTCTGACGTCGCCTCGCGGAGCTTTCGGACGTTCAGCGTGGGGTCCTTCCAGTCGAGCGCGTCCGAGAAGCCGCTGATGCCGACGGCACGGTCAGCCTCCCGGAACGCCTGCTGGCGCGCCTCGTCGAGGTGCTTGGCCTCGATCTCTCGAAGGGTCTTCATGGCATGCTCCTAGAGGGCCGCAGCGGCGACATGGTTGGGGGCGAGGATCACCCGGATGCGGACGCCGGGTCCGCCGGTGACGAACTCGGGGGCCGGGGTGGCCTGATGTGGCCGGGCCGTCGCAGGTGCCTCGATCACGACGTAGCCGATCGTCTGGTTGGAGCCGACGCCGGTGTTCGTGATCGTCTGGCTGTCGGCTCCGACGGTGACTCTGTCGAACGGCAGATAGGTGTCGCCGGCCGTGGTGTTCATCTCGACGGGGGCACGGGCCTCGACCTCGATGCCGGGGCTGGCGGCGTCGCCGCCGAAGACCGCGACCTGGTTCGACTGCATGGCGACGCCCAGGAAGTTCGTGCCGTTGAGCTGGCTCTTGTTCGTCAGTGGCGTGACGGAGTAGTTCGTGCCGTCCCAGTAGACGAAGTCGCCCTGGTTGATCGTCTGGTCGGACGTGACCGGGAGCGCCTTCGGGAACCGGTTGCGGTTCTCGGAGAGGACGACGTTCTGTGCGGTGGTCATTGGCTACTCCTCCTCGGCCTTGACGGGGAGGCCGGCGGCGACCAGGCGCGCCTTCGCGTCGCCTTCGCCTGCGGGGACGCGGGCGGCGAAGCCCTCGACCCCGGTGAACGCCTCGCGGACGTGCGCGATCGTGATCTCGCGCTCCTTTGTCTTGCGCTCGAGCAGCCGTCTCATGGCCGGCTCGTCGTCACACTTGACGACGTCGTCGAACCACAGCTCGGCGAGCTCCTTCGGCACCTCCCCCTCGCGGAGGACCCGGCCGGCGGTGATGGCCCGCTCGGTCGCGGTCAGCTTGCCCTTGGCGTCGTCCCGCTCGGTGCGGGCCTCGTCGCGCTCGCCGATCGCTGCGTCGCGGGCCGTCTCGGCCTCACGCAGCTTGGTGGCGAGCTGGTCCTTCTCGTCGTCGGACGCGGCTACGGGCTTCTCGATGATCTTCTCGACCTCGCGAAGCTCGACCTCGACCTCGATCTCGGCCGTAGCGACCTCGTCGATGATCGCGAAAGCCTCACGCAGCGTCGCCTCGGCACCGGTCTCGTCGGCGCCTTCTCTGGTGGCCTCGCGGAACTTTGCCTGCGCGGCCTTGATCTTCTCCTGCATCTCGGCAGGCTTCATGCGTACCTCCTTGGAGGCGTTGTGATGACCCGGCCGCGTGGCAGGGTTCAACTGGCGACAGCTCTCGGTGAGCCGGCGAAGGAAGACGCCGCCCGCACCAGGACTGGTGACGAGGTCGGCGGAAGGGAGGTGGCGGACCTCCCGGACGAAGTTCACCTGGCGGCCGTCGGGAAGCTGGCCTGGCTCGACCACCCCGCCGCCGTCGATGCTGATCCCGGCCAGGGGCCGGTCGGTGCTTGAGCCGGCTGAGATCGCGGCCTCGACGAGAGACACGACCCACTCGTAGCCGGCGCCGGCGATCGGCACGAATGTCGCACGGACCTGGCCGACACCCGCGTCTTGGACGTAGCGCGCTTCGCGGTAGTGGCCGACGAGCTGGCGGACGTCGCGCTCGGGGCGTTGGCGTTCCTCGTCCTGGGTCGGATGGTTCGCGTACGCCTTCAGGCCCTCGAACATGCCGTCGCTGACGGCCTTCTGGAGCGCCTCGCGGGTGTAGTAGTTGCCGTCCGCCGGGTTGCCGAGGCCCTCGCGGATGATCGTGACCTCGTAGGTGCGCTCGCCGGTCTTCTCGACGCGCATCTCGCGCAGCCTGGTGAGGAGCTTCAATTGGACCGGTTCGGCCTCCCGCGCGGGCTTCGCCTTGGTCGGCTTCTTGCCGTCGGACTCGGGCTTGTCGTCGGTGCTCTCCTCCGGATCCTCCGTCTCGTCCTCTTCATCGCCGCGCAGGAGCTGCGGGTTCGCTGAGGCGGACGTGGACTCGCGGAGTCGTCGTGCGAGCAGGGGAAGTCGCATAGGCGGCATCCTTCGTATGGGGCCGCCCGTGGGCGGCGAGGTCAGACGGTGATGCGGTGCACCACGTAGTTCATCCCGGCCGCGAAGATCACGTCGTCGTCCAGCTCACGCGGTTCGACGCCTCTTGACGCGGCGTACTCGTCGAACGCTTCGACAAGGTCCTCGACGGCCTGAAGAATGTTCGGGAGGGCGATCAGGTCGGCGAGGCGCTTGGTGCGGTCGATCATCCAGCCGGCCTCGCCATAGCGGGAGCGGCCCACGGCGATGGCCGTCATCGGGCCTGCGCCTCTCTGCCTTTGCCGGCGTAAAGCACCGAGAAGACGTGCCCGAGTCCGCACCGAGCTTCGATCGCGTAGCCGTCCTCGTAGAGGACGTGCTCGATTCTCCACCCGCAGAGCGGACAACGCTCCTGCGGGATGCCGTCCTTGACGATCGCCGCGACCGTCTCGACCTCGTCGAGTGCGCGCTGGACGTGGCGGTAAGCGGGCCCGTCGACCCTGAGCAGGAGCGCCTCCAGGGAGATGCGCGCTCGCTCCGCCAGTTCCGCCGTCTTGAGGTGGCCGAGCTCCGCGCCCTCGGCGACGTGTCCGAGCGTGATCGGGCGGACGCGACTCACTGCGCGATCCTTTGCACGAACCCTTCGGCGTTGAGCGTTGGCCGCTCGAACCGGATCTTGCCGAGGTCCGCTGTCGAGATGCAGCGCTCCTCGGCGTGCAGGTCGATCGCGTTGAGGAACTTGCGGACGGCCATGCTCGTGGCCGGGCACGCTTCGAGACGGCGCGCGAGCCGCTGCCGGCGTCGGTAGAGCGCGCCCAAAGCGTTCGCGTCCTGTTCGAAGCCGATGCGAAGGTCCGGTCCGGTGTGGCTCACGCCAGCCCTCCTCGTGGTCATGCGGCGATCTTGTCGGCGATCCGGCCGACCAGCGCGTTCTCGCCGGCGTTCAGCACGTACAGCGTGTCGCCCTCGTTCAGCGCCGAGGTCGCTTCAAGCGAGCAGCGGCAGCCCTGTTCGCAGATCGTTCCGCCCGCGCCTGGTGTCGTCGGCCAGTCTTCTGCGGGCATCGGCGGCAGGTTGCCGAGGTCCATGCAGTCGTCGCAGACTCGATCGTCGTCCTCGGTCTGCCATTCCAGGAGCTGCCCGTCCGCATCGGCGGCCTGCGCGTACCCGTCCTGCTCGCCAGCCCAGGCGACAGACTCGCCGAGGTTGAGCCGATAGCTGTTCGACTCGATCCAGTCTTGCAACGCGAGCCCGAGCGCGTAGACGCCCATGCTGGCAGCGGCAAGCCCCCCCGCGCTGACCGCTTTCTGTGCCGCGTCGAGCTGCTGCTGTGACGGGGCGAGCGTGGACAGCTCGAACGTCATCCGATCAACAGACCGGAGTGCTGGGCCGGTCGCGCGCGCCACCCGTCTCGGGTCCGGCACCGTCGGCGCCACGTAGGGCTGCTGCCGGCGACGCAGGAGCGGCAGCACGATCACGTGGTGTCTGTCCTGTTGCTGCTGGTCCGGGGGCGCTGGCGGGGGCGGGTCGTCGTCCGGCTCGTAGCCGTCGACCCCGGCCTGCCACGCTCTCAGGTAGGTCGTGTGGATCAGGTCCCGCTGGGTTCTGCGGAAGCGATGGATCGCATGCGGATGGAGCACGTCACGCCGCCGACCGTCGGGGCAGTCCTCGCGGCTTCGGCGGCGGGAGGATGGGTGACGCGAAGGCCCGATCTCTCGCGGCCTCAAACGCGGCCCACGCCTCTCGGCGCTCCCGGAGCTTCCAGGGCCGCAATCCGCGCCAGCGTCGCCACCAGAAACGTGCGGACTCGACGGCGTCACGGTCGGTGTGCGCCTCGATCGCAGTCAAGTGGCACGGCTGCCAACCGCCTCCGTTGCAGCCGTGACCAAGGGGGCAGCATCTCCGGCCCCGGTCGCGCGCTGTGAGTCTGCCGTCGGTCATGCCGCCCCCGTCACGAGCTGATCCAGGTTGTCTCTCGTCGCCGACCGGAACTCCCCCGCGTGCTTCGCGAACTCGGGATCATCAGGGCGACGTCGTGGCTTGCGTGCCTCGCGCGCCGCCTCGCGGATCACAGCATGCAGTTGGCTTTCCGGCAGGACGACGAGGCGCTCTCTCATCTGGTTGTCCTTGCGGATGTTCGCCGCGCCTGCCTGGGAGGCCGGGTTCTCGTCGGCGGGGAAGCCGGCGCGTGAGGTCGGTGATGCTGGGTCCGTCGGATCGGAACCAGTGCCGCCGGCAGGCACCAGCAACCCCGGAGGCTGGTCTTCGTCGACCGGCTCCTTCGTCGGGTCGAGCATCGCCGCCTGACGATTCGACGCGGCGATCACGAACCGGCGGATTCTGCCGTCGCCCGCTCTGCCAGCGGTGGCCCACTCCTCCGCGATCAGGTCCTGTTCCTCGTCCGGGTCGTAGGTGGTGATCCCCAGCTCGTTCGCAACCGCGGCCCGGTAGGTCTTGTCGGCTATGACGCCGTTCGCGCGTGCGGTCGTGAGGTCGGCGATCTTCGCCTGGCGGTCCTCGGTGACGATGCCGGGGAACGTGAACTCGCGCTTGCGCTGATCCTCGCCGGTGATGCCGGCGGTGTCGAGTACACGGTCGGCCATCTTGTGCAGCAGCCGCTCGAGCACCTTCTGGCGGCGCTCGAAACGCTTCGCTGCCGGCTCTGTCGCAACCAAGGCGGTGGCGCGTCCACCCTTGCTGTCGATCCCGAGGTACTGCTTCGGGACACCGACGCCGGTGGCGATCAAGTTGATCAGTTCTTGGACGACGTCCTCGACACCGGTCTCGCTGGTGGACTGCCACTGGAACGGGGAGAGGTCGACCTGCTGGTTGTGCGCGAGGTAGGAGCCCGGCGGGGGCTGCTTGCCGTTCGGGAACATTTGACGGCCCAGCGCCGCAGCTTCCTGCGCCGTCCCCTCCACTTTGAGATCGAGCACCATTCGCGACAGCAGGTCCTGGCGGATCACGTGCGACGTCATCAGGTCCCGCAGCCGCTTGAAGTAGCCAAGCGCCGAGAACAGGTCCGACCGGCCGCGTTTCTCAGCGGAGCGCACGTTGATCTTGACGTGATCGATCTCCTGCGCGGGGATTTGCCGGATCACGTACTTCGCGACCGTGTTCTGCGTCGGCCCCGTCGGCGCCCTGTTAGCAGCCGGCGGCGCGTACAGCTCGTATGGCGTCTGGTACTGCTGGTGGTAGAAGTAGACGGTCTCGATGTCTTCCTGGTCAGTGACGATCTCGTAGATCGACGCCGGGTCAATCGACCGGATGGCGATCCTGCCGGCCGGCAGCGGGAAGTAGCGGACCATCACCTCGCCGAACGTGGAGAGGTCACCGTCGATCTCCTCGAGGCGGCCGTCCATCTCGTTCTCGGACCAGAACCTATCCCACGCCTCCTGGGCGCGATCATCGGCGAATGACGCTTCGATACCGCGGCCGAGGACGAACTCGGTTGTGGTCTCTACGGCACGGTGTGCGACGGGGTCGTGCGACGCGCACTCGAAGCACTTCGCTGACATGGCGAAGTAGTCGGACCAGTAGAGCTGGCGTGTTGCCGGCCCCGGCAGCAGCGGAATGTATTGGTCGAAGATCTGCGGCTGGCCACCCGGCATCCAGCCGCCGCCGGACGCGAACCAGTCGGATTCGCGCATGCCGGCCTCGCGGAGCATCGCGGTCGCGGTGCGCTTCAGGCTGCCGAGCTGCTGGCGGGACGCGAAGCGCTTCACCTCATGCGAGCGCAGCCGGCCGTGCTCGGTGAACCGGCCACGCCACAACGACCCTGAGATCGAGTAGCTCCTAGGGAGCCGCTCGGGATCCGGGCAGACCTCGTAGCGGGACCAGTCGTACGGATCGTGCGAGGGGTCGTAGTCGTGCTCGTAGGCCGCCAGAACCTGGCCCCAGATTCTGCTAGGCGGCATGCCAGCCGATCAGGTTGCGGCGATGCAGCGCCTCGGTAGTGGCCGGAGCCCGTTCGCCGTAGTTCTCGATCCCTTCGTCCGTCACAACGCTCAGGACGACGCGGTCGGGCTTGATGCTGACGACCTCGGCCCGACAGCGCTGCTGCCAGCAGACGAGGATGTCTCCGGGGAGAAGCGTCGCCATCCGAAAGCGGTGGCGGATCCGTCGCAATTTGCGTCGCATGCGGCTCTCCCTATCCGAAGTCCGATCCGCTGTACGGGTCACGTCCGGCTCCAACGCCACCCGTCGCGGCCACACCCGCCGGGGGCGGGGTCAGCATCCGGGCGGGGTCCAGCGCCTGCGTCATCGCATCGACCTGGTCGTCATGCGAGCCGAACGGGAAGCTTGCGCACTCCGCCAGCAGCTCCTGCACCCAGCCGGGTGTGCGGGCCGTGTCGGGCCCGCTGCCGTCGTGGTTGCCGTGACCTGGCAGGTACACGTTCCCGGCCGCCAACTGCGGTTCGATCGCGCGGGCGCGCAACACCTTGTCGCGGTTCGGGTCGACCGGAAGCACACCAGGGATCTCGTGCTGCAAGGCGGCGATGACCTCGACGCCGTTCGCACGGTTCTCGACGAGCACCTGGTGGGCGCTGTGGGCGGGGTAGTGGCTCTGCACCCACCGCGACAGGTTGCGGACTTCTTCGATCGTGTCCGCCAGCCCCCACCGGCCACGCACGGAGCGCAACAGGTAGCGGCGTGCAAGATGGATCCCCCACACCTGGCCGACGGTGTAGTCGGATGTCTGCTTGTCCTTCAACGCCGTGTCCCAGGACTGCAGCACCGAGGTGAAGACAGGCAGCTCGCCGTCGGGGTCGAAGTATCTGAACCACCGCGTCTTGATCACGCCGCCCTCAGCCGGCGCAGGACGCTGCTGCAACTGGCCGGCGGCGGCGTATGGGCCGAGGTCGCGTCTCAGCTCCGCCACCTCGACCGGACCGAGCCGATCGGGCCACAGCAGCTCACCTGCTCTCGTGCGCGGATCCTCGGGCCACACGAACGGGTGCGACGGCTCGTACTCCATCGGCAGGCACAGGTGCCACCAGCCAGCCTCGCCTTCGATCGCCTCCCCGGCCTTCGACAGCACATGGCCGGTGACGTCCTCCTCGTGGACGCGCTGCATCACGAGCACGCGCACACCGGCCTTCGGCGTGTTCATTCGCGACGCGAGCGTGCGATCCCACCAGCGGCAGGCGGCCTCGCGACGAACGTCGGACTCGGCTTCCTTGATGTTGTGCGGGTCGTCGACCACGACGAAGTCGCCGCCCATGCCTGTTCCGCGCCCGTCAACCGAGGTGGCGAACCGGTAGCCGCGACGGGTGTTGCGAAACTTCGTCTTCTGGTTGTCGTCGTCTTCGAGCTGCCAGTCCTCGCCAAGGAGCCGAAGCAGGCCCTGGTAGCCGACGCGCTCCAGCAGCGTCGGGTTCTCGCCGAACTCCGAGCCGGGATGCTCGATGATCGACCGACAGTTCACCGAGTGCTCCGTCGCAAGATCCTGCGCGTACGAGGCGAACATCCACCGTGTCTCAGGTCTCGTCAGCCACACCCACGCCGGCCACATCACCGACACCGAAATTGACTTCATCGTGCGCGGCGGAATGTTGATGATCAACCGGCGGATGGAGCCTGCGGTCGCCGCTTCGAGGTGCTCGCAGATCGCGTCGATATGCCAGTTGTGGCTGTACGTCGTGCCGGGCTCGACGATCGGCCATGCCTGCCGGATGAACTCGCGCAAGCTCGATCGGGATCTCAGCGCCGTCTCGTAGTCGGAATCTCGTGGCGGGTCGAACAGGTCCGCTGCGACGAGGAACGGATCAGGCCGTGCTGTCGGCGACCAGAGTGAGGTGCTTGCGGACAACAGCGGGTGCCTCCGGATGATCGGCAACGCCCAGGTCGGCCAGCACTCCGCGGATCACCTGCGCAAGTAGCTCGCCCTGCTGCTCCGCCAGCTTCACCTGGCGCTCTGCGAGTCCCGCTGCGATGGCTACCCGGCTGTAGCCGACGAGGCGATCCATTGCCTGCTGACGAGCCGTGATCCAGGTGTGGATTTGCGAACCGAACATCGTCGAGACCATCGCCGACTTCAGCTCAGCCACCTGGGCGCTCATATAGGTCAGCTCGCCCGACGTGATGCGAATGCACCGAAGCAGCGCCTCGTGAGGCTCCGCGTCCTCGGGCAGCCCCATGACCCGCGCCTCGCGCTTAGCCAACTCGACCACCCCGCGCACCTCAGCTTCCGGGGACGCGCCGCCGTGCTGGCGACAGCGGCCGACACCAACGTGGCTCGTGCCCCAGCCTGCGGTCTTCTCACAGGGCGTGCCCTTGCGCGTCTTCGCACCGCACAGCTCCATGGGGTGTCCGACCTCCATGGGGTCCCTACGCCCCCAGCGCCTTGACAGCGTCGGCGTACGCCTTCAGCGGCCCGGCGATGTCCGCCTTGACGGTCAGGCTCGGCCAGGTCATGACGCCGAAGTTCGACTCACGCTGGTTGTGGCCGGTGTTGCCGTCGGTCGCGTGGTAGACGAAGAGCGCGCGAAGGTTCGGGCAGCCGGCGCGCATCGCGTCGATCGTCTGCGCCAGCAGCGGGCCGCAGTCTCTCCACGTGAGGTTCGTCGGGTGGCCGTAGTTGTCGGGCACGAGCGCGACGCCGTCGACCGTTGAGGCGATGCCGTACTCGGTCGCGTAGATCGCCGGGTCGGTGACGCCTTGCGCCTGCAGGTCCGTGACAGCTCTGTTGAGCCGTTCGACCTCGCGGCCCGCCGTGTACGGGTGCACGACCCAGCCGGCGGCGTAGCTGCCGAGGTCCGGGACCGCCTTGAACATGTTCGCGACCCAGCCGGCGTTGCGCAGCGCGTCATCGGCCTGGACGAGCAGCTCGACGCCGGTCACCCCAGCCGTCTTGAGCGCGTCGCCGAACGCCTCGACCTGCTTCGCGTACGCGGCAGCGGTCGACGGAACCTGACTCGCGGTCACATAGCTCGTCTCGTTGCCGATCTCGAAGCGTCTGACCCCAAGCGGCTGGTAGCGCTTCACGAACGCGACGAACGTCGCCGGCGACGCCTGCCAGCCGGTGAAGCACGCATGCGGTGTCATCCCGGCCTGCCGCGCCTCGCTCACCATCTGCTGGACCGCGCTGTCAGCGGCCTCGTCGCTGATCCGTCCGAGCGTCGGACCAAACGCGGCCTTCGCCTTCGCGGCGAGACCGGGCCAGTTCGATGCGAGCACAACGCCGAGCTGGAACTCGGACGGCGCAGCTGTCGGAGCCGGCGGGACCGGCGGGACCGGAGCAGGCGGCTGAGGAGCAGGAGGAGCAGGAGGAGCAGGAGCCGGCGCGGGCTGCGACAACGGATGCGCCTCCAGCAGCCCGTCACGAATCCCGATCGCGTCTTGCGTCGAGAGCGTGTTGTGCACCAACTGCTCGCCCGTTGCTGTCGTCGTCACGATCTGCGACGTCGTCGCGTCATACCGGTTGTGCGTGCCCTGATAGAGGGCGGCGTTCTTCAACAGCCGAGTCGCAGACATTGGCCGTCCTCCGGGATTGGTTGGAAGTGGTCTGCCCCTCGGACGGCTCTCGTGGCTGGCCGGTCGGAGCGAGAACGAGAGCGCGACCGAGGGGGCAGTGGGAGCGGGCTCTACCACTCCGTGTCGGTCCAGTACCTCCAGAGATACCTGGACGAGTACACATTCCGGTACAACCACCGGAACTCGCGGACGCCGATGTTCGGTAGTGGGTCAGTTTGGTATCGACCCGTCGCGTGCTCTACGGCCGTGCGCGAGATCCGCGCACGGCGAGGCTGGTCGCAAGAGTTCCTTGGCTTCGCGGCCGGGTTGCACCGCAACTACATCGGGTCGGTAGAGCGCGGCGCGATCAACCCGACGCTGAAGACGCTGCTCGCGCTCGTCGCGGGGTTGCAGGTGCCGCTGTCGGAGCTGATCGGCGTCTACGAGCGGCAGCTGGCCGATGGGCCTCAAGGACGCTGACGGTCGCACGGCCGAGCTGGTCGCGCTCGGCGCCGCTGTGCGACGGCTGCGGGCGCGTCACGGCTGGGTGCCACAGAACGCGGTGTGCTTCGACGCCGGGCTCGGCGATGGCTACCTGAGCGACCTGGAGCTGGGCCGCACGAACCCGGGGTTCCTGACGCTCGTGGCGATCACGAGGACACTGGGCTTCACGCTCGGCGATCTCGTCGCGGTCTACGAGCACAAGCTGGCCCGGGTGGGCCGAGCTCTAGGCCAGGGCGCTCCAGCGGAAGCTGCTGAGGCGGCAGTGGCCCACTACTTCGGCGGTACCCGCCATGCGGATCTCGCGGACCGCTGGGTCACGTCGTGCCAAGACGCTCGGAGAAGGTCGCGCCGCCGCTCCACGGAGTGCCCGAGGGAGCTTCGGCACCCAAGGCTGGTCCAGCTCGGATCTGCGGACGCCAGCCTCCGCGCGCTCTTTGCGCTCGCGCCGAGCCTTGAGGCAGTCGCACGTGTACGGGTCGACGCATACATGCTGCGTCGGGAGCGGGATCGCGTTCGGAGGCGTCGGCCCGATCGTCTGCATGTTGAGGCGATGCTCCTGGCCGGCGAGTGGCGCTCTCACAAGGCCGTAGTCCTTGCCGGTCAGCTGCTGCATGTACTCGGCGAGACCGAAGTGCAGCGAGCACTTGCAACCGGATGCGCACGCCGGAGCGTCAGCCGTCTGGTCCATGAGGGCCTCCGAGATACGGGGCCGGAGAGGTTCAGGAGACGCTCCGCGCAGCCTGACGATCCGTAGACTAGCGGGCCGTGTGGCGGAAGTCACGCCGCCTCTCTTCTGGCGTCGTCCTTGCCGTAGAGCTTGCGATATCTGTAGACCGCCGCACGGCTGACGCTGTGCTTGCGCGCGAGATCCTCGACGGGTTCGGCGCTGTTCGCGATCATCCGCTTGAACGCGAGCGTCCCCGGCTCAGGCGACGAAGGGGCCGGCGTGCGCTGCCACGCCTCAAGCGCTTCCTCAACGTCTCTCGCGAGCGCCCCGTACTCCGGCTCGGTCCAGCAGCCGTCAAGGCGCCGGCGGAAGTGAATGTGACTCTTCTGCGGGTACTCCACATTGAAGTCGTCACCGCCGATCACGCCTCCCGGCGGGACGAGCGGACCGTCGCCATCACCACCGCCCGGGTCGCCGCCGATCTTCGCGACGGTGCCGTGCGAGACGAGCTCCAGCCGCGCTATCAACGTCCGCGCCCGCTGTTCCTCGCTCGCGAATTCCCTGGTGATCATGCGCCTCCATCCGGTCCCGTTGAGAAGATCGTCCACGGGGATCGCTTCGTGGCTGCCAGGTGCGCTGGGTCGACCACCATCCGGTAGCAGGCACAGACCGGCAGAAGATCGACGTCGACCGTCGTCGCGCACCACGTGCTCCGGCCGACGCGTCTCACCGCTCCGTCTCCAGGCTGTGGACACCCGCACGATGCTGTGAGGCATGCAGACGTTCTTGATCGCCGACCCGGCCAGGCCGTGGTGCGTGCTGTTCACCGGCACCATCGAGCAGATCGCCGAAGCGCTCGCCGCCCAGCCGACACTGGCACCGGACGCGGTCTATGCGCACGACGGAGTCGGAAACGCCCGCGAGCTGACCGCACGCGAGCGGACCCGACTCGACCGGCTGCTCGAGCTCGTGGCCTGAGCATGTTGGATTCTGGATTTCCGGCTCCAGCTCTCCGGGCGCCCTCCGCGCCGCTTGCGCACGCAGACACTCGCCCGGCAGGCGATGCAGCCACGCCCGGCCACCGACGTGCACCAGGTCCTTCTTCTTCGCCGGCTCGCTACACCACGAGCAGTACGTGCCCGGCTCGCGCTCAACCACGATCCCCGCCCTCCTGCTCTACGGAGGCTGGGGCGCGTTCTGAGGAAGGGGAAGAAGCGAGCGCGCTGCGGGCGCGTTCGCCACCATCACGCATGACCGGCCGAGACAGAAGCCCGTCGGTGAACTCGTCATCGCGACGGTAGCTCCGAGGATCGGCATAGAACGCGAGCGCCTGACGCAAGTTTTCGGCCGCAGCCGAGTACGCGGCGATGACGATCCCTGCAGCGCGCGCAGTGCCGCGAGGACGTCGCTCGAAACGCGTCTCTTCGAGGAACCCAGCTGCCATCTCTCGACGAGCGCGGTCAGCCAGTCGATCTGCGAGAGGGAGCATCGCGGCCTCGGCTTCTTCGACGCGGGCCGTGAGGCGCTCGCACTGCTGAACCGCCCGCTCGGCCTGGTCGGCATTCTCGACCGCCTCGTGCTTCCAGGTCGCGACCTCCGCTCTGAGCGCATCCCGCTCGCCCCGCAGCTCGTCCACCAGGGAGGCGGGGACGACCTCGATCGTCTCTCCGGGATCCAGGAAGTCCCCTGTCCGGCTAACGCTCATCGTTGTCGGGCTACCTCTCCAGGCGTTCCCGAACAGCGTCCACCGCCGCCCGTCCTCCTGGGGGATCCGAGGGTCAGGCACCGGGGCCTTCCAGCGCGAGCTTCGCGATCTGGACGCTGCGGCTCGCGTCCAACGACGACATCCTTCCGTCGAACAGCAGCACGATCGTTTGGAGCGCCATCCGGTAACGCTCGGTCAGCTCGTACGTTCTCCTTGTCGGTCCAGCCTTGCACTGCGGATTCGGCCTGGGCTCAGGCATCACGTCCCTCCTTTTTGGTCTTGTTTTTTTCTTTTTTTTGCGGGGGGGGGGCGATGAACTGGGCTACGCCGCCGGGGTAGTGAACGTCCATCAGCCACTCGATACCTCGTCGCGTATAGCTGGGGATCGCGGCCGGCATCGCCGTGTTCGCGCACAGCCACTCCCGCATGGCAGGCAACGCCGCCTCGATCTGCTCAGACGTCGGCATCAGAACAGCACCTCCGCGAAGGCGGGGGGTTCATAGTCGTAGCCGTCGTCCCACTCCCACCGTTTCTCGACGTGGCCAAGGCCGCGAGGGTTGGGGCGGTCGGCGTCGACGGGGTCGGGCTGGGCGTGCCAGCGGACGAACGGGCCGCAGACGATGCCGAGCGTCCCCATGCGCACGCCGGCCTCCATCAGCGGCTCCTTCCGCAGATGCGTGCGCGGGCGCGATCTCGCGTGCGACCATTTCCCACAGCCGCGACAGCGCCACAGCACGACCGTCTCGACGTGCTCACGCATCGTCCCGCCCCTTCCCGATGCCGTACTCGGCGTTCCAGGCGGCGAGGACAACCGCATCCCGCTTGCCTCGGCGCACGACGCGACGCTCGCTTGGTGAGACGGCCACCCAGAGCGCGGCCGTCGTCGTCGCCTCGACCACGATCTCGGAGCCGTCCGGAAGCTGGATCATGCCGCCGGAGCCGCCAAGAACGTTGGCATCGAGCCTCGCCGTAGACCATCCGTCGTGAGCCTCGAAGTAGCCAGGAGCGTCGCCAATGATGCGGCGCGCCTTCGCGCGCGCCTCCTCCAGCGTCGCGTACGCCCACCGGGAGACGACCGTCGTCGCAGGCGTCGAGACGCTGCGGTCCTGGCCGTGGTCGCGGCACGGCGTCGGGCGTCCGCAGTCAGGGCAGAGGCACGACCCGTCGTGGTAATGCGAGCAGGCGGCGCAGAAGGGCGAGCCGTCTTCGTCGGGCGCAACCGGCCGCCGATGCTCGACCGTGTACGGGCCTGCCGGGGCGCTCATGCGATCTCCCTTCTCTCGACGCGAACGAACTTCCGCATCGAACTCGACCAGCGCCCGGCCCGCAGGGGTCAGCTCGAGGCCGAGCTTCCGCGTCGGCTCGTGCGACCATTGCGAGCGGCGGTATTTGACGAGGCCGGCGTCTTGGCACGCCCCGATCTCCGAGCGAAGCCCGTACGCCTCAGCGGGCAACTGCCCACCGGATGTGAAGTCGATCGGCATGAGTCGCAGCGCGTCGAGATAGCGACGGACCGGGGCGCTCATTGGGACCCCTGCGCCCAGGTACGCAACAGTTCCAGGTCGGCACGAGCCTTACGCCCGTCCGCAGTGTCGAGCAGGCCGGAGAGCACGTCAGCGATGTCCGCAAGCAGGTCCTCGACAGCGAACGGCTCGCCGAGCGCGAGCGGCTGCATCGACGCTGTGTAGTAGTCCCAGCTCGAGGCGATCTCGCGTGCGCGCTCTGTGGTGATGACACTCATTGGGACGCCTCCGCGACATCGTCAGCACGGGGGTACTCGCTCACGTCTCTGCCCTCGCACTCCGGGCAGAACTCGCGCGGGTACTCGTCGTGGTAGCCGTCGATGTGCGCGTCGGCCATGTCACGCGCCTGCTCGCGCGTCGGCAGCTTGGCGGCGGCGGTCAT